ACACGTGATATGTTGAAAATTTACTAGACTTATACGATATTGATAGTATTTTATGAGCTGCTTGATCGGGATGTGGAAAGCCATCGTCATAATCTGTTTCGATATCAAATGTACCAACGTTAATTGCACTACGATCAAATTGAATATCAGTTGGAAAGTTTTCCATTACGTACTGTGATATGTATCTTTTATTACCATAAATTTTTCTACCTGAAACTTCGAGGTTATCACGCAACCACTGTCCAGCTTCGTACATACTATTAAAGTTTATTGATCCAACATTATGGCCATCAATACTAGTGTAACCAGTTTCATCTGGTGTAGTAACCCAGAACTTTGGTTCGTAATGATCTTTTTTAGTAACTCTATCGCCTTTAGTTGAATAGCCACGATAGTATATGTTACTTTTATATCGATAAAGGTTAGTATAAAAAGCCATTAATTAATATTCCGTTTTTTTAATTGTTTGATATTGTTTATCGCCGTTGGTCGTATAGTGACTTATTAAATTGTCAACTTTTATATCAAATTTTTCAAGTTCAGATTTGTGATCCTGAAGGTATTTAATTTTATGGTGATAATCCGGAAGGGATTGAAAGTGTGAATAAATTACTGATAGTTTAGTTAATGTCATTATGTATTACTCCATTTTAATAGTATTATTATACCATGCTTTTAAGCAAATGTACACTAAAAAATTAATTAAATACATAACATGTTAACTAGTCGAGATATTCTACACCTGTATAAAATGGAATACCAAGATTTTTTATCTTGTCACTTCCACCTAAGTCTGGTAAGTCTATTGCGCATGCAACAGCAGATATGTTGCCGCCTAGCTCTTTAACCATTTCAATAGCTGCTATGACTGTTCCGCCTGTAGCCATTAAGTCATCAATGATAATAATGTCATCATCGGTCTTTATAGTATCTTTTTGTAATTCTAATGTAGAATTGCCGTATTCAAGTTGTAAATTTTTTTTAATAGTTTCTCCAGGTAACTTACCTTTTTTACGGCATAACACTAAATTAAGATTGTTTCTATCAGCAATAATACTACCGAATATAAACCCTCTTGCATCTAATGCTAATATCTTTGGTATAGAGTTACACATATGGAATACGAGTTGTTTTTCCATTAAGTCACATGCTAATTTTAATCCATTGCTATTACACAGACTTGATATGTCTTTAAAGTCTACACCAGCAACTGGAAAGTCTTTGTAACTTTTAATATAATGTTTAATTTTCATTAATAACTCTGTGCTAATCTGTTCATTAAGTATTGCCTACTTTCGATAGGTTTGTATTGATCAAGTTTAATCTTAGATAAATTTTGTACTATTGTTCCAGGTTCTGGATCAACAAAGTGTGCCATACTATATCTTGGTGTATGTATATGACTATTAACTACTCTGTGTTTTGTACTTACAAAATAATCGTTAGTCCAACGCTGTAGTAAGTCGCCAATATTAACAACTACTCCATCATTTGCATACGGGACCGGGTGCCATGTTTTTTGTAGGTCTTGGACTTGGAGCCCAGGAACATCATTAATTTGCCAAAGTAAAGTAATAGTACCATAGTCACTATGTTCTCCTATTCTCATTTGTTTATGTTCTAATGGACCATCATATGCAGGATAATGTATAACTCGAGTTGTGTTATACGGTTTTATATGTGCTTTAGTTAATAATGATCCTGTATCTAAAATCTCATCAAACTTTTCTAATATTTTTAATGTAAGTCTATCTGCAATATCAATAGTCTGTAATGCTGTTGCTTTAAATCCGTTTAAAGTAGGCCATAATTCACTAGGCATTCTACTATTATTATAATTAAAGCTTTCTTTCATATCTTTTGGCGCGTCTGGATCTACATTTTCTGCGCCCATAACTGTATAACCTAGATTGTTTTCAGCTTGATATTTGTATTCGTTTTTCTTTTCTAAATCTTGCTTAAAGAATTCTTTCATTAAATCAAACCAAACATTCATTGTGGTTTGATCTTTATTTTGTAGTGTGTTAGTGAAAACTGCAAAGCCTACAGTCGTATAAGCTTTGCGTATTTTTTCCAGTACATTCGGACCTTTAAAATCAATTACTGGAATCATTTTTAATTACCAGGTACTTTAGCATCGATGCCTTCAACATAGTACATCATACTATTTAGATGTGCATCATCAGCAATTTCGCCGTCTTTTAATTGTAACTTGCCATTGTTGTCTTTGATAGGTCCAGTAAAAGCATAGTACTTGCCATTCTTAATACTTTCTTTTATCTTAGCAGCATGTGCTTCAACGTCTGCAGGCATATTTGCAAACGGTGCCATTTCAACAGTGCCATCAATCATACCACCAAAGTAGTCTCCTGACTTCCATGTACCGTCTAATACTGCTTGTACTCTTGCAATATAGTAAGGTGACCAGTTGTCAATAGTTGCAGTTAACTGAGCTTTAGGAGCAAATTTCATTTGATCTGATGCTTGTCCAAATCCAAATTTACCTAATTTTTCTGCAACTTGTAATGGTGAAGGTGAATCTGTATGTTGAGCAACCATATCACAACCTTGTGCAATTAAAACTTTTGCAGCTTCGCCTTCTTTAACAGGATTGTACCAAGTGTTTACCCAAATAATATCGATATCAACATCTGGATTTACGCTCTTAGCACCTAAGTAATATGTATTAATTTCTCTGATAACTTCAGGAATAGGAAATGCACCAACATAACAAATCTTATTAGTTTTAGTCATCATACCAGCAATAACACCTTGTACATGTCTTGCTTGATATAATCTTAATCCATAAGTTGATAAGTTAGGTCCTTGTTTGTATCCTGTAGCATGTTCAAATTTTACATTTGGAAATTCTTTTGCAACTTTTACCATACTATTCATGTAACCAAAAGAAGTTGCGAATATAATATCCATACCTTCCATAGCCATTGACCGCATAACTCTTTCTGCATCTGGACCTTCTGATACAGATTCAATGTATTTAGTTTTGACTTTATCTCCAAAATGTTTTTCAACATCTTGTCTTCCAATGTCGTGTCTATATGTCCATCCATGATCGCCAGTAGGGCCAACATAGATAAATCCAATTTTAATTTTTTCAGCTGAAAAAGCCGAAAAACAGAACAAAGATGCCAGTGTCGCCACTGCCGCGATGGTCTTCATATTCATAATTATCTCCTGTTAACGTACTCTAGAAATAGAGCCGTTTGGTTTTGCTAGGAATGCTTCAAAGGAAACATCCGGATAGTCTTTTTGTAATGAATTGAACATTTTTAAATTTGACATAGCATCATCAAATAATCTTATTCTTTTGTATATTTTTTGATCTAAATATTTTTTAAAAATGACTTTCTTGTTATCTGCTGCTGGACCAGTTCCAAGATTGCCAGCACGTTCAACATAGATTTTATCTATGTCAATTCCTTGATTTCTAAATGTATCTAGAAATGTTTTCTTATTATCAAAGTTAGGTCTAGCTGTTACAATAATAACTTTTGATCCTGCCTTTGTAGCATTCTTAAGTATCATCTTAACTTTGTTAATCATTCTTGCTATTGGTGTGGAAGTCTTTTGAAAAACTTCAGCATTTTTAAATTCACCAAAATCGTATTCTTCACCAGATTTTTTCTTATAAGTGTTAAATTCTTGGTTATCAAGTTTCTTGATAATTTTACCGTTTTTAACTATGTGTACTTTTGCTTTAGTAATAAACATAGTTTCATCTATGTCAAATATAGTTAAACCTTTTCCGGCAGCTTCTTCTAAGTATGTTTTAAAATTTTTCATTATAGTTATATTATACCATAGTTTTATTGAAAAGTAAAGGACTTTTTAATATTTTATTGTATGTAGGGGTACTTTTTCTTTTCTATCTTGTACACCATGCGTTAATCTTGTGTTACCTGCCAATAAGTGTTTATGACCAGATTTAATATGGTGTAAGATAATAGGTTTAGTCATTGGTTTCTTATGAGCGTTATCGTATTGACTAGAAACTCTATTAGCTTTAGCTTTTTCAATTTCTGGATTTCCAAGTATACCTTTTTTATTGTTAACATCGGTATTTCCCATCTTGTGCAGATTCGAATCTGAATGATGAATGTGAGTTGTAGTTGCACTCTTCATTGCTTTATGAAAGTTTGCTGGAGTAGATAGGTGTTTAAGCTGTTTATGAACATGTTGAGGAAACGCAGTCTTAGGAGCTTGCATCTGAGTATGAACTTCATCATGTTCATCAGTGTGATGTGGATTAATCCATTTCTCATTAATATTTAAATAAGTTTTAAATTTTTCCATATTAACCTCTATAAATTACATTTATATGATCTTCAAACTGTTCAACTTTTTCTAGTCTATTAGGCCAAAGGATATATTCTTTTTCTGGATTCTTTTTAAGATTATTAAGCAAAGGAATGATAGCATTATATAATTTATCGAGTGTATCTTGTGCAGATGTTGCCATCTGTTCAGCATCATTTACAGAGTTTTGCGTCTTCTTTACTACATCTAACTCATCTTCAGTTACAGCAGTAAATCCAAAATCAAAATCTAAATCAGACATTATGCTAAGGCTTTCATTCTTTTAACAAGTCTACCAGCTCTATTAGGAACTTGTCTATACCATGCAGAGTCTATCATTTCGTCTGCAGCTTTATTCCAATCTTGAGAATCAACACCAGCTTTCATACCTTTAAATTTTGAAAGCCTAGGTCTTCCCATGTTAAACATCATGTTTGCTATAATCATTTGACATTCTTCTGGCAAGACATTAAAATCGTTATATAATCGCTCACAATCTGCGAGCACGGTTTGTACGTCGTTATTAAAGGCTTCGATGACTCTGTCTTTTGAAATAGTTGTTCCAATTTCTTGTCCATGCTCTGGATCTGAATCGATAACAAGATGACCAATACCAAAAGTAGCGTAGCCAAGATGATCATTGTATATTTCATGTTTAACACCTTCATCCAATTCAAGTTCTTTTCTTAAGTTTTCTATATTCATATTATAACCTCCTTGTAAAATACTATTTATAATAAAAAAGGCGGGCACTGCCCACCTAATTTATTTTGATATCTTACAATATTACTTTGTTTTATATTCTTCAGTAGTTTTTTCATTTAATTGCATAATGATATGCTTTAAATCTTCGTCTCTTCCATAGAAACCAAGCTGTTGAAGTTGTCTTGCTACTTCTGCATTCGCGGCCATTTGTCTACCTTTTATGATAGATTTAATTGTATTTTTGAATGAGCTAGCAATATATTCACATACTTGACATGTGATGTTGTAAGTTGTAGTTAAAGTTGTCATTTACTTTTCCTCGTTAATTAATTGAAATTTTACGAGGTCGCTTCTCTTCTGGTAGGACTACCTTTAATTGAACAGATAGTATGCCGTCCTGAATGTCAGCACCATTTACTTCCGTATATTCGGACAGTCTAAATGATCTTGAAAACTTTCGAGCACTAATACCTTTATGGACATACGCGTCTTGTTCTCTACGCTTAGGTCTATTACCAATAATGTTCATAACGTGGTCTTTTACTTCAATATCGATATGTTCTTTTTTGAATCCGGCTACTGCCATCTCAATTTCATATTTCATATTGTCGTGTTTAACTACATTATATGGTGGGTATGTATCTTTCGCGTGGCTATGAATATTTTCTAGCTGGTCGAAAATGTGATCGAATCCCAAAAAAGCGTTTCTTGGGTATAAAAAGTTCTTAGTCATAATTGCCTCCTATTGACTAGCAAGGTTGTGCGAGACCCGTTTATCGGCGCCTCTATAATAATATATATAGTATCTTTGTTTTTAATTTAAACTAGTAGATGAAAATTTAACAGCTGCCAAATGGAAGTCGTGTTTGCTTTTCCCATGCTTTTTCAAATGCTTCAGAAGTGCGAGGTAAGCGTTCACAGTTGCCCCATAGTCTTTTAATATAACTATTAACTGTGCGGTCTATGTCTTTCCTACTCCATTGACTTGGTATCAAGTGACCTTTTACAGCATAGAAGATTTCATTTTCATCTTTACTAGTCATTTTGTTCCATTACCAATGTTATATTTTGGACATAATTCCCATTCATCTTTATCTTTAAAAGATATTATTTTAATTTGTCTTAATGGAGCTATAGGTTGTAGTTGTTCTTTATTTACTACAGTTAATAATCCCCAATCACTCATTAATGTTGCTATAGTGTTTCTACGGCCGACATCATTTTCTTCGAGATTGGACTTTTTTCCGTCTAATAAAAAGAGCTCCTTAAAGTGCACGATAAAATATCGTCCTTGCTTATGAAGTATATGGCACGATTGATAAAGCTTATTATCTTTACGTGACGCGACACCTATTCTAGTTAATGTCTCTCTTATTTTAAGAAAATCGTCTGGCTCGTTTAATGTAACCTCTAGCATATTTGCTGGGTTCCATTCTACAATGTTATTTTCTTGTTCCACCTTTTGCCACCTTATTTTTCAATTCATTTATTTGATCAGTGGAAAGTAGAGGTAAAATCTGTCGGGCTTTTTCGTTGCTATAGCCATAATATGTTTTAACCACATCCAAGTCACTAATCTGTTCAGGTTTGAACCATTTAGAAAACCTTTTACGTTTTCTAATTATATTTATAAGAAACGAATATTGAAGGTGGTTATCTAGGTGATGATTACGATTCATCTCATTTGCAGCTAACACTGTATCAGGAAAATATGATAGTTGCCTGTTAATCATGTATGGTAAATATGCTTTTTCAGTAATATCATCTACCATGATATTTTTCTTAGTGTAATTTATTGAGTTCGAGTATTCAAATGGATTCATTGTATATCCTATGCGCTTTTAAGAGGAGCCCAGTTTTCTACTCCACCTACATAATTATCATAATCAATTTCAGCTTCTATGTGGTTTTTAGTGAGCTCTGTTGTTGGCAGTTTATTTAGATGTGTGTTATGCCAATATAATTGTGGTACAGTTCTATGGCCTTTTTGCTTCATAAAATCTTTTGCAAAAAGATCATAGCTTATATTGATTTCTCTATATTGATAACCCCAATCTAACAGTTTCTTTTTTAAAATCTGGCAATAACCACAATCGTCTTGAGTGTATAGTGTTAACTTAATTGAATTGAACATCTGACATTACCTCCGTTAAACATGCCACCACATTAAGTTCATGGTCAGCAACAAATGCATTTTTATATTGATAGTCTGCAAGCAAAAGAACAAGTTGCGGTATTGATTGTGGTGCAACTTTATCTATCATTCTGTCGTAAATAGCTCTAAAAATAGCGCTTGCATCTGTATCTATATTATTAACTACCCAAGATCTCATACCTTTAAAATTTTTATTTTTTAAATGAGAGAACAAATCATCAAAGTTTTTATCTTGAAGGTTAGCTACAACACCTGAATCGATACGGCCATTAATAGAATATCTTTGTAATTCATTTAGCACTCTACGCCAATCAGGTGCAAATTTCATTATAAGTTCAGCTAAAGGTTTGTCGTCATATTCAATTTTTTCATTATCTAAAATAGTTTTACATCTAGCCATAAAGGATTCACACAATTCAATCATAGATTTTTTAGATGTGTTAAATTCATATACACCACATCGTGAATGTAATGGCTCGATAATTCTGTTTTTAAAGTTGCATGTAAGAATAAATCTGCAGTTATTGGAAAACTCTTCTATAAAACCGCGTAACGCTGGTTGTGTAGATTGTGGATTGAGATAGTCGGCTTCATCTAATATAACAACTTTATAACCACCTTGTAATGAAACAGATGATGCAAATTGTTTTATCTTAGTTCTTAACGTATCAATATTACCTTCTTCAGAACCGTTGATAAGAATAAAATCGCAACCGAGCTCATTGCATAGAGCTCGGGCGATTGTGGTCTTACCTAAGCCGGCAGTACCAGTGAACAACATATTAGGAAGTTCACCACCGTCGACTATCTTTTGGAAGGTTAATTTTAAAGATTCAGGTAAGATTGTATCTGCTACAACCTTAGGCCGGTACTTCTCACACCATAGAAACTCAGCACTCATTATTTCTTTGGTTCCGCTTTAGTTTCTTCTTTAGTTTCACTTTTATCATTCATTGCATCTTCTTGCTGAATAGCTTCACTTATTTGAATGATTTGAATGGCTTGGTCTCTTAAGCCACCAATAGTGGAAAGCTCTTCGCCTTTAAATCCACCTCTTTGTGTAACAGCATCAATTACTGCAACAATGCTTCTACTTGCTTTGTTTGCAAGATCTTTTAATTGTTTTATATTATCCGTATCTGACATATTATTATGCTCCGTATGTTGAAGATTTTTCAAGTGCAATCCAATACTTTAAAGGTATTTCTTTATTTTTAAATTGCGTTATTAATTTAGAAGATATTTCTACTTCATAATCACCTGGTAGGATCTTAAGATTAGAAATACTTATGATAAAGTTAAACACAGCGTCTTGTTTAAACTCGCCATCAATGTCAATCGAAAATGCATTTGATGTTGGATTTTTATTCTCAAGAACTGATAAGCTTAATACACCATCTTTTGCTTGTATTGATACTTCGGTGTGACCTAAAGTTGATGCAGCTTTTTTCAATTTGTTTAGTGTATCATTATCTAATACAAACTTAACATCAGCCTCTGGCATAGTAACATCTTTTGTAGGTGCCGTTAATGTTTCTTCGGCAGCATAAAAGTAATTTACTTTAGATCTACCAGATGCATCAGAAACAGTAACAGAGTGATCTTCGAATTTTAAACTAGGAGAATTGACTAATCCTATTACTCCAATAAATTCGTTTAAATCGTATATGCCGAAATCTTTTTCGAAACTTTCGGTAACATCGGCAGTTGCTACTACGTTTCTTGCTTCACTAATAGTTTTAATATTCGATCCAGATTTAATCAATATATTTTGATTAATGCCTGAAAAGTTTCTTAAAACCTGTAAAGTGCTTTCACTTAATTCCATAATTAATAACCTTCCTTTTTGTATTTTATAATAATATTATACCATAGATTTGTGCAAATGTACACAGTTAATTTCATTTAATTTTTTATCTTAGAAAAATTTCTATCTTTTACAAATTCAATCTTGGACTCAAACTTACCATCTAATATGTCTCCTTTATGAGATATAATAAAGGTATTACTATTAGCGTCCATCATGGATAGTATTTTTAATAAGTTTTCAATACCATCATGATCAAGTGATGAATCAAATGTTTCATCAAGTACCAATAGATTAGTTGATACTGAATTTTTCATTTTAGCGATCTGCCTCCATGTAAATAATAAAGATAAATCGATCCTTTGCTTTTCGCCTTCACTAAAAGAATCATAAGTAAAATCATCTCTGTGTCTAGACTTTATTGTTTCATTAAAATTTTCATCTAAGTTGAAAGAAACGAAGAAGTCCAGAGTTTGCAAGAACTGATTAACAAGTTTATTAATAGTAGGCAAATACTGTTTAATAATTTTTGTCTTAATACCAGTATCTCTTAACATTTCAGCAATAACATTGTTATAACCGAACTGTTCGTTTAACTTAAGCTTCTCTTCAAATAAACTTTCTTTATCGCTATTCATAGTTTCTAAGTCGTTACGTGCACCAGTTAGATCAGCCGATACTTCACTTTCTAAATACTTTTGTAACTCATCGTTGTTTTGATTTACTGAAACGATCTCTCTATTATTTGCATTAATAGTATCTGTTTTTTCTTTTACGTCTTTAATGATTTCTTCTAATGCTAATATGTTTGTGTCAATAGAATTACCATTAACTTCTACTGTATTTAGAGATGATTGGACTTTTTGAGCTTCACTTCTTGTTTCTGAAATAAGTTTATCTTTGTTAGCTATAGGCTGATCACATGTAGGACACTCATCATTCTTTTCTAGAAACATACCACGTTTTGCAACTGATTTCATTTCTTGTTTTATAGTAGCAATTTCACCTATAACTTTATTCTTTTGTGTTTGTAGTTTTTTTAGTTCATCAATTGCTGTACTAGATTCGAGTGCTAAACTCAATTCACTATTTTGTATTTGAAGTTTCTTTATTCTTTCTCTTGCAGTTGCAATTTGATTTTCATATTTGTTTCTATTCTCTTTGGTAAGAGCAGCGATATCTCTAATATATTTTGCTTGCTGTTCTATTTTACTTTTTACGATATTAGTATCATTACTTATTCTAGTAATGCTTTCTTTTAATATAGAATTTCTTTCTCTTATAATAAGATTCATCTTAGAAAAAATATTAATATCTAGGAGATCTTCAATAACATTCCTACGATGGCCTGCATTCAGTTGCATAAAAGGTATGAAAGAAGATGAACCTAAGACAACTACTTGATGAAAACTTTTATGATTAAGTTTTAATATATTTTGCTCAAGGATCTTCTGATATTCTAATGAATGAGAAGATTGGTTGATCATAGCACCATCTTTCCATATTTCAAATATGTTTGGCTTTATGCCTCTTATGATTTTAAACTGTGCTGCACCTACTGAAAACTCTACTTCAACTACTGCTTGCTTTTGATTTATAGAATTAACTAATTGGTTCTTCATAATTTTACGATGAGGTTTGCCAAACAATGCAAACGATATAGCATCTAACATGGTTGATTTACCAGCACCATTATGACCAACAATAAGTGTTGACTTATCTTTATTCAAAGGTATCTCAGTGAAAGAATTTCCAGAAGATAAAAAGTTCTTATATTTTATAGATTTAAAATTTATCATGCTATTTCAAGTGCCTGTGCTTCTGTCATTAGTTCTCTCATTTGCAGTTTAATCTTGGTCTTATCTAAATCTGTATCTACTGCTTCGACATATGAATCAACAATTTCGCCTGTATCTTCAAATTTCATATTTTCATCTTCAACGTTTTGACCCATAAATTCATTAAAGTTTTCTGCTATTTTTAATTCATAGATATCTTGATTCTGAATGTTATCAATAAATCTATCGAATGTAAATGGATCAGTCTTTTCTGCTACAACAACTTTAACAAACTTTTTAGATAAGTTTTTATTATAGTTATTATAACATACTTCTTTGTCATTGTACACTATTTTTTCAAATAAAGTGTAAGTATTTTGTATTTTTTCTATTTGTCTTGTTTCAGTATCTAAAATATGAAAGTACTTTGTATCATGTGCATCAGACCAAAAGAACTCCATAGGATTACCTAAGTACCATATGTTATCTCTTTTAGATGCTGTATGATAATGACCAGATAATACTTGTTCAAACTTATGAAATAGCTTTGGATCCATACCGCCATGTGCCATGATACCTCTGCCAATTTCAAAGTTAGCTAATTCAAGATGAGCGCCTAGCCAGTCTGCTTTGCAGTCTCTAATAAAATTCATTGATTGGTCGTAGTTATCTGCGCATATCCATGGAAGTAATCCCATATTCAAAGAACCGTATTGCATAACAGTTGGTTCCATAATTATATGGATTTCATTCATATAATGTCCTAGGCATTCTTTTAATGAATTCAATTCATTAGTGTTCTTATAATACGTATCATGGTTGCCTGGTATAATATCCATAACCATATTATTTTTTCTTAAAGGTTCTAAAAACACTCTTCTATTTTGGTTAAGTGCTTTAAAATTTACAAATTTACGGTGATCATAATAATCACCTAGGTGTAATATTTGTTTTATTCCACGTTTTTTACACTCTGGAAAAAATATATTTTTATAAAAATCTTCTGCATTATCTAAAAATATTTCTGAAGAGTTTCGAATTCCGTTATGTGTATCATTGAGTATTGCTATTTTCATTCGTTATTCTCTTTCTTAAATCACTTGTACTAAATCTATGTTCTCTTTTATTAAAGTACAATTCTATATCACGTGCTTTACAAATATCTCTTCCTGTAAAGTCTTTTTCTCTATATTCTTCACCTAGTATGCGTACGTCTATATTTCTCATAGAAAGTATATCTATAAGATCATTTTCGTACATGTATGGAATAACTTCATCTACAAATCTAACTGCAGATAGCTGTGTGTATCTTTCAACTATTGTTTGAACAGGTTTATTTTTTTCTATTCTATCAATAGAAGGATCAATCTGTAAAGCGCATATTAAATATTCACAATGATCCTTTGCTTCTCTTAACATTTCAATATGACCAGCGTGTAATAAATCAAATGTAGATGCTGTAATACCTACCTTCATTGCATAAACACGCTTAAATCTGAATCCGCTAATTTTACTTTGCGTTTCTTTTTTTCTTTCTTAACTATTTCTTTTACTTGATTATCTGTATTACGTACTCTTGCAATTCTATCTTTAAGTGTATCAACAAACCGTGATGCTTGATTAGAAGCTACAGCTTCAGTACCCATGTCAATAAAATTTTCAATACCAGATTTAGCTAAATAATTAAGTTTAATTTCTTGTTGTTTTTTTTCTTTTGATATTCTTCTTAAGAAAGCATACCATGTTATCTGAGTAAAATATGCAAATGCATTTGGTTTACCAGTTCTGGTTGCTGCTTCTAAATTATAGTTGCTAATCGCCTTTAAACAATTTTCAACAGCATCCATAACCATTTCTTCTCTATAAGTATATCTTATAAAGTTTCCTTTATGCGATAAACCTTCAGCTATTTTTAAGAAGCATTGAGCAACATAGTCTGGGACTGTAGGAATTTTAGTTTCATTATCTCGTGCGATTACAACTCTTTCAACATATTCGACTACTGCGCTAGAGAAGTCAGAATTGTTAACATAGTGTATACTTTTTTTGCGTGCCATTATCATAACCTTTATTTTATAGTATTATTATACACTGATTTTACGTAAAAGTACACTGTTTAATTTCTCTCTTAATTAAAAATATAATAGTGTACATTTGTGTGAATATATGGTATAATAAAAGAGTATACGGGGAGAAGGGGATATACTTATTTAATGCAAGCTTGGTTTCTTTTTAAACAACTTGATTATCTTGCCATCGTCTGAGTCTAAAGAATACGGAACTTCTTCAGTA